GCTCGGTGGCGTTATAACATAATAATTACTAAGATTTACTATTGTATTATCGTAACGATTGTATATAACGCCAGAAGTCCAAGCGTTATTTAAAATAACGGGGGTTATATCTGTATTAGCTAATTTTTTACCAAATAACAATTGCCAATCGTTTACGAATGTAGTCGAATAATCTTCCGTCGTAATTTGAGGCGTGCTACCGTTGTATGCAATTGGATTTGCCGCGAATGCATAATAATTTGCGTTGTTAGAAGTTATTGAAAATTTAATATCTTCAACAATAGATTTTTGAAATTGTGGTAATAATTTTCCCATATGATCCGCTTCAATCGTTTTTTAATTACAGGCTTAACATATTTATATAATGATTAGCAAGCTTTCGAGCACCACTCGCTGTTGGGTGAATATTATCAGATTGGTAATCCGTGTCTTCCATTTTTACTCTCGAAAGGTCGATATAACTAATTTTTTTATAAATGTAGCTGCTAGTGTTACAATCCCTAACATATTGCATAATAGCTTTTCTATATAAATTAAAAGGATAGTTTATACTCGCAGAAGCACGTAGTGGCGGTATTGTTAATATTATACGGTGAAGCGTGTTAGGGTAATTATTATAATTAAGAAGAATATCAACAATAGTACTTATTCTTGTAATATATTCAGTTGGAGATATTTGACGAGAGCTATCAACAATATCAAAAGTTCCTAAAGCTATAACAATTATAGGGCCAATACTAGATATATTAGGCAAACTAGGCGTGCTACCTATACTAACGTTAGGTAATGTGGCGATATTAAGAATTGATTTTATATTACCTGATTCATAACCAGTTCCTGAAAAATCTCTTAAAGAATAATAATTACGTGCGTGTACTTGAACAAGGGGTCTACCTATTGGATTAGCTTTACTGACCTGTATCCCGACTATTGTAGGTACATCGCTAACGTTTTCAATATAATGTTCTTGTTCTGTATAAAAATCATAGCCGTTTTGGGCGGGAGTAAAAAACGGACCGCAAACAATTTTTTTAGGATCAGGGTTCATAAAATAAGTTAGGTGATCAGTATTATTATATGATGTTGGCGTGTAGTCAGGAGTTTCGCCGCCGTATCGCATAGCGCCTGGTGTATAACCACCATACATAACTTCAGACCATTTAAATTGAATTAAAGGAAAAGATGGTCTATACATTTGCGAATTATCAGGAATAGAATCGATTTCTTGATATTCACTACTAATAATACCAAATGAATCTGGAGATTCGACATACCCACGATGTTGATAAATTCTCGTCACTGTTTTAGCGCCAACGGAATACGTACCTAAAGTAACGGGCGCGCCATTAACAATTCGTTTTATAGCGAATCTTCCCGCTCCGTTAGCTAATACCGTAATATAATATTGATCGTCACCAGACAACCTTGAATAAACGTTAAAAGTTAATCTACCCGGACCATTACCAATAGATTCTTTTAAAGTTACTGCTCCGTTATTCCAACCAGTTAATCCAGGCGTTGTTGAAGGGTTTCCAGATTGAAATGGCCATGGCCATGCGCTACCATACCATTGATTATATACTGTACTGTATCCTGTTCCTGGCGTTGGTCCAGTTGATGTAAACGAATCGCCTCCGAAAGCTGCGGTTTTAATATTCCCAGAACCTATAATATGACGATTTACACCTGTTGTGCCGCCTTTGAAAGAAGCGAAAATTGAAACATCATCTGTCGAAATAGTGCGTGATACGTTATCTTTATTAGAAGCGTTTGTTCCCCATAACACGTTACTAAACCCAAAAGAACTATCTATTCTATTTTGTATTAAATACGGTATAGTTTCTGTTACGTTTAAATTATACCCCCAAGTGATAGAATCTCCGAGAAAAATAATATTACGGGCTGTTTTAGGATCAGTAACGCCTGTATCGATAGCAGTTCTTCTATCGTATAATATTTTACTGGCTCCACTAAAATTCATCATTTAGCGACATCTCCTACGACAGTCCAAACAAGTAAATTACCACCTGAGTTATTATATACTGTACATCCTGAATATTGCGCCGTTAAGGTAACGCTACCATCACCTACTCTTGATCTTAAAGTGCAGCCGCTAGAAGGCGAAATTGTTACGGTACCAATACCTATCTGTACGATATCTACTCTAATCTGCGAAGATAGTTGAGGAAGAGTTATAATTACGGATCCTGAAGAATTAACTTCAATTGTCGTTATACTATCGGTCACTGATATAGTATAGTTAGCCGTTTTAATCTGAGTACCGCCCCAATTGGTGGCATCTGTTCCGTTAACCCATGAAGACCCATTATACTTCAATATCTGCCCATTTGTCGGGGAAGATATAGAAATACCAGAAACTGCATTGAGCGTCAATGCATTCCAAGCAAATCCGCCTGACGTGGTATAATTTAAATATGTGCCGTCTGATGGCGCAGTGATAAATGCCGTTGTATCAGCAGCCGTTTGATACGGAATTTGACGAATTAAACCACCAGCAATGTTCGTCGCTTTAACTGTACTACCAGAAGATCCATCAATTGAAACGCCACTGAGAGATAAAGCGCCCGAAGATCTATTAAACGGAACACTGGTAGAACCTAAAATTACGCTAGTAGCAATTGTCGGTAATCCAGATAAACTAGAATAAGCTAGCTGAGGAATATCAGCTGCGACTAATGCACGGAATGATGGTGTCGCGTCAGTTCCTGAAGTTGGACCAGCCAGTACTCTATTAGCAACTTTTGCGCCGTATGGAACTACAGTGTCGGAAAATCCAGTCTGTAAAGATATCGTAACAGCTGAACTACCGTTGTAACTTGAACCAGATAATCCAGAGCCTATCGATAATGAAGAGACAACAGAACCAGCGCTACCAGTAGTATTCTGATTAAGCGTTGGAATATCTGCTGCAACTATAGAACGGAATGTAGGCGAACCAGAAGCGCCATTTGGTGAAGCGAGGAACGTATTTGGATTTTGACTGGTGAAATTACTGCCGCCGAGTGGAGGAAGGTCAGATGCAGCCATTGCACGAAATAGTGGATTACCTGAAGCATTAAAAGGAGCGGCGAAAATATAACCTTGCGGTTGAGCGCCAAAATTTGCCCCAGAAACGCTCAATGTGCCAGTAAGAGCAATTGTACCAGAACCAGTAATTGTACCGCCGCTTAAACTTAAACCACTGACGGTTGTATCGTTCACGGTTATGCTAGTAACGCCGACAGTAGCAGTTCCGTTGACCCATTTAGTTCCATTGTATTTCAGTACTTGACCGTTTGTCGGAGAAGATATAGTTGCATCAGTTAAATCACTTAAATTAATTGCTCCGGCTGTAAAATCGCTATTAATCCAATGATCTCCATCGTATTTTAATATCTGACCAGAAACTGGTGTCGATAATAAAACGTCAGTCAAATCTGTAAGGACAGCAGCACCCCCAGGACCAACGCTGACTGATGACCAAGTAAATCCGTCGGCAGTTGTATATTTTAAATAAGTTCCGCTTGTAGGGGCATCAATAAACGCTGTTGTGTTAGTGCCTGATTGATACGGGATTTTAAACGAACTACCACCTAGAAGGCTAACTGCGCCACCTGCAGTACCATCAATATTGACACCTGATAGTGTTTGCATAGCAGAAGATCTATTGAAAGGTACGCTTGTTGTACCAATAGTTATTGAACCGTAGATTGCTGGTTTGTTTGATAAATCGTTATAGCTTATAGTTGGAAGATCAGCTGCTACTAGCGAGCGGAACGTTGGTGAAGCTTCTGAACCTGATATAGGGCCAGCAAAAACTCTATTAGCGTTTTGTAAAGTAAACGTACCGCCGTTATTAATAGAAGCCCAAGAAAATCCGCTGGCTGTAGTATATTTCAAGAAAGTATTATCTGATGGCGCGCCAATAAATGCTGTTGTATCGGTAGCTGATTGATAAGGTATTCTTAAAGCTGCGCCGCCAGAAAGGTATAAGGCTTTGTTTGATGTACCTGTTGTATCCTGATTCAACGTTGGTATATCACCTGCTACGAGAGCGCGGAAAGTTGGAGTTCCTGATGAATCAGATGGGGCTGCTAGTACAAAATTCTTTGTTTGACTACTGAAATTACTTCCTGTTACGTTTAAAGTACCAGTTAAAGCGATAGTACCAGTTCCGGTAATTGTACCACCGCTCAAACTTAGTCCACTTACAGATGATGCGCTTGCTGTAACGCTAGTAACGGTTCCGCCTTGAGCACCGGAAACGCTAGACCAGATAAACCCATCAGCCGTGGTGTACCTTAGGTAAGTTCCATCTATCGGTGAATCGATAAATGCTGTCGTGTCAGTAGCCGATTGATATACAATTTTTCTAGTGCCACCACCAAGGATATTTGTTGCGCTTCCAGCGCTTCCAGTTGTATTTTGATTCAACGTTGGAATATCAGTTGCTAAAATAGCACGGAACGATGGATTGCCTTCTGTTCCATTTGGTGCTGCAAAGAAAGTATTTCTTGTCTGACTTCCGAAATTACTACCTGTAATACTCAGTGTTCCAGTTAAAGCAATGGTACCAGAACTAGTTATCGTCCCGCCGCTTAAACTCAAACCGCTTACAGATCCGCTACTTACAGCGATACTAGTTACTGTTCCTTGAGTTGTTGTGATATTACCCGAGCCTAATAGCGAAGTACCATTAATAGTTTTAATGTTTGTTCCACTAACAAGGTTTGCTTGTTTATTATTAAAAGTGATCCAATTAGTAAACGACAAGAAACCATTCGCTGTTGAATTTGCAGCTAACAATGTACTTTGCTTATTATTAAAAGTGATCCAATCTTCTGCTGACAGATAACCATAAGCCGTTGAATTAGCCGCAGAAAGAGCGTTTTGTTTGTTGTTAAAAGTATTCCAGTCAATGTAAGTTAGGTAGCCATTTGTATTAGTGTTAGCTGCTAATAAGGTATTCTGTTTGTTGTTGAACGTTACCCAATCTGCTGCTGTTAGATAACCGCTCGTTGAAGCATTAGCTGCTAATAAAGCGTTCTGTTTATTGTTAAAGGTGTTCCAGTCAGTAGAAGTCAATATACCAGATACGCTAGCGGAAGCGTTACCTAATGCATTTTGTTTGTTATTAAACGTTACCCAATCAGTGGATCTTAAAAATCCGTTTGCTGTTGAGTTAGCGGCTGATAAAACATTTTGTTTATTGTTAAAGGTGTTCCAGTCAGCAGCTGTTAAAAATCCATTAGCGGAAGAATTAGCGGCATTAAGTTTATCTTGTTTACCGTTAAAAATAACCCAGTCAGTGGCTTTTAAATAACCTGATACGCTCGAATTAGCAGCTGCTAGAAGATCCTGTTTGTTATTGAACGTTACCCAGTTAGCTGCTGATAAGAAACCGTTTGCTGTTGAGTTAGCTGCGGAAAGAGCGTTCTGTTTGTTATTGAACGTAGTCCAATCTGTTGATGTTAAAATACCTGAAACAGTTCCAGAAGCGTTACCCAATGCATTTTGTTTGTTATTGAAAATAACCCAGTCAGTGGCTTTTAAATAACCGTTTGCGGAATTAGTCGCAGCAGGAAGTACGTTTTGCTTATTGTTGAACGTGGTCCAGTCTGTAGCTGTTAGATATCCGTTTGCTGATCCACTGGCTGCAGGAAGAACGTTCTGTTTACTATTAAAAGTAAACCAGTCAGCTGCTGTTAAGAAACCGTTTGCTGTACTATTTGCTGCTAACAAAGCGTTCTGTTTACTATTGAACGTTACCCAGTCAGCTGCTGTTAAATACCCGTAGACAGAGGAATTTGCTGCTGATAATGCATTTTGCTTATTATTAAAAGCAGTCCAATCGCTCGCTTTTAAATAACCGTTAGCTAAACCACTCGCAGCTGGAAGCGCATTTTGTTTACTATTAAAAGTAACCCAGTCAGCAGCTGACAGGTATCCATAAACTGTTGAGTTAGCAGCTGATAAAGCATTTTGTTTGTTATTGAAGATAACCCAATCAGTAGCTTTTAAATAACCAGATACAACCGAATTAGCAGCTGATAGAGCATTTTGCTTATTATTGAAAGTAACCCAATCCGCCGCCGTTAGATAACCATAAGCTGTTGAGTTAGCAGCTGATAGAGCATTTTGTTTATTGTTAAATATATTCCAATCAATATAAGTTAGGAAACCATTAGCTATAGAATTAGCTGGCGTTGTAATAGCAGCTATAGTTTGTACAGAACCGTCAGGGAATTTATAACCGCCGGAAGAAGATTCAACTAGACCACTTACAGTTAACTTTGAACCAGGACTCGCCGTACCAATACCAAAGTTACCATTAGAAGCAAAAGAAGCTGCTGTACCAAAAGAAAACGCATTGGTTAACGAACCCAACGCATAAGTGGCAGTATTAACGTTTAATGCATTTTCAGTTTTACCAAACGCAAAGGTTGAATTGTTCGCTGTTAATTTAGCGACATTTGCAGATAATCCGGCTCTCGTTTGAAAATTTGTGTATACGTCAGTAAAATTTTCATTTACCTTGATTAATCCGTCGCGGATCGTATCGCCTGTGCCGTCGTTTGGACTTGTTCCAACGTTTATTAGCTGTAAAGTCAATTAAATTCTCCAACCTATGGTATTAAATCTATAGTTATGTTTTGGTTATCCCCACCGATCAATGTTGTATCGCATAATGGTATAACTTCAACTAAGTTACTAGCAACACCCATCTCATATAGTATTTTATCTTGCTTTGGTTTAATATTTTCGTCAATCGAATTTTCTTCAAATTGAAGGTAAACCTTACCGAATAACTCAGAACCCGCGACATGAAACGTATTATAAAGTATATCTTTGTATTTATCTAAAGTAACACCAGCTTTAATTTGATATGAATAATCTTGATAGAAATAGCTATCTTGAATATATTTATCAGAATTAAGTTGACCTCTAGTGGTAGACCAGTAACCTTCTTTTCTACCAACACCGGATTTAACAACTCTAGCTTTTACTTTACTGTGCGTATTAAATTCACTAATATTAGTTGTAAGGATAGCGCCAGTTCCAGAAATAGTTCTAACTTTAACTTTTGGTATCGACTTATAATTTGATCCGGCGTAATCCATAATAGCAGCATTAATCACACCGTTTTCATCTGTTGTAATATAACCAACAGCTTGTCTAACGGTATTACCGCCAATAAATTGTAGTAGCTCGCCATTTGCATAACCAGTACCGCCGTTGATAATTGTTATTGCCTGTAGTCCATTGAACAGGTAAGCAACAACTGGTTCGTTATCAGAATACCCTTTACCAGAATCTAACGCAACTGCTCCAGTTATAACACCATTAGCTATATTAGGTAGCCCACTAATAATTTCATTTTCGCCATTTATTGTATTATCAGCTCTATACATGATAGACTTATCAATCGCCGTGATACTTTTAGCGGCGTAGTTAGAAGGTAATGTAACAGGAGCATGCTTATATATCGAACTATCTGTTGAATTATTAATTGGAGGAGCGTATAATGTTATGTGTGTATTACTCTCTACTGATTTGATTACCTGGTATTCAATTGTACCGAGGTCGCTTGAATTAGCTTGAAGGTAAATTACATCGTTTGCTTCGAAAAACTTAGCGTCTTCATTCCCCTGGAACATAGTACCAACACCAACAATACTATTAGATGTTGTTGAGTATGTTATTGTTCCTGGTAATGCGTTTGACGCTACTTGCGTCGTACGAACAAAATTAATTACGCTATTAGTGTAATTTTCTCCCGTATCGATATTATCTAAAGTAGCAATTGTTCCGAACACCATACTATTATGATGTAATCCGGGACCTATCGCGCTAGTTAAATTCGCTGCTGGTGCAAGAGGGAATCCATACGCTGTTGCATCTAATGTAAGGTCTTTATAATCAACAATGATGTCTGTATTATAGCTTATACGTCTATTATTAGACAATGGTCCTAAATCAAACGTAGCTTCCGCGCCTGTAATATCATTTTCGCCTTTGTATATAAAAATTTGAGAGTTCGCTGTAAACCCGAACCCACCTCTTAATATATCAAAAGGAATACTACCAGTCGAAGATCCAATACCAGTTACTTTTAACCTAGAATCAATACCGTTAGATATTATTTTACCGTTCTTAACATCTCTATGAGCAAGCTTAATAATATCACCAACGCTGAACTGTAATCCACCATTAACGATTTTTAACCTATCAACAGAACCGACAATCGTAGGTGCATTAATAACAGCTAATGGGTTATTTCTATCTTTCGTTGGGATAACCTTTTCGCGAGTTACGAATGTACCGCCTCTTGGTTGTATATTTGATATGAACAAAGTAGAAACGAAATTTTTATTGATTGTTTCCGTTATAAAGCTTTCTACAATAGCGGTTGTATTTGATGACGCACCGAGAATGCTTTTACCAACATATGTTGTCATATTAGAATTAGATGTTACTTCTAGATACCTTGCTTCTAACCAAGTACCATCTGATGGTTTAAGTAGGTCAATTCCGGGAATGTAAACTTCTATGTCTTGATTGTATATAAGCTTGAATAAAAGCTTATAACATTGAATTGTACCTTTAGAACGATAAACGTCAAGAATGTGTTTAAGTAGAAAACGTTTATTGATAATAACATTGAACGGAATACCATAAAGGTACTTCTGCTGAAAGTGTTCAAGGAAATCGATTAAAGTATTATCGATATCACGTAGGTCAAATATACTACGCGCTTGATGTATAGCATTTAACTGTAAGTCATAATTTGATTGATTGACTGTAGATAAAGCATAGTATTCTTCTTTTGTAATGATGTCGGTTTTATCTGTTTTATTAACAGCGTAGCCGCTTTCTAGCCATTCATAATATGCTTTCGTGAATAGTATAAAATTTGGTCCCTCTTCCTGATAAAATTCAGGAAACTGAGTTTCGACAAAATTAGATATTTTCTTTTCGACCGAAAAATCCATATTATTACTTCTGAGTTGGCATTACAGAAACGGTAACATCAGCAAGGTCAATCATCAATATTTTATCTTTATTAGCGATAATGTCTTTGTTTTTTGGAACAATCATTATCGATAGATAGCTACCGTAATTAGGTGTACTAAAATTAGTGATTGTAACTAATCCCTTTGTATAATCAACAAGGCCAATGAAAGAATTCAATACGATAAATTTACCATCGATAATTTTATATACAGCGAGCGTCCCATAGTTGTCATCGCGGATAAAACAGTTATCATATAAAGTACCATCAGCCGTGATATAAGAAAACGCAGAAGAAGTTACAACTGGCTCATCATAAAACTTATCGCCCTTTAAATACCCAACATTGATATCAACGTTTTCGTATTCGGTTGGATTATTAAAATCAAGAACGAACGAAGTTGTATAATTTAACTTTGGTGTAACTCGTTTAGTGATACGAACTTCCGTATTGTTACTTGTTATACTAGTGTCAGAGTTATCAATATGCGCAACGAATTTACTATAACGGAAATCGCCATTAAACGTTTCGATATGATCAACGCTGAACTGTTTAATCGCGCTAGTGATAATTGCTTTAATTTCGCTAGCGTATTTCGTTGTACCGGAAACGTTGTATTGAACGTCAGCGTTTACAGTGATATACAAATATTCTGGATTCACGATAACAACACGCGTAGGCAATCCAACGTAATTTTGCATAGCAATTAAAATTTGATTTTTGATATAATCAGGAGCTATTAAACCGCCTGTTGGCTTTACGCAAACCGCAACTCGACCATATTTTTTTGGATTTAATTCTTGACCGCCGTAAACATTAACGGATTCAACCTGACCCTGAAATTTATTAAGTATAATAGAAGCGTAATCTTCTGACGCTACTGCTCTTTCCTGTGTAGCAAAATACCTTGGAGCAAATTTACGAATTGATTCAATAGTTTCAGCACCAGAACCACCAATCGAATTTGATATTGTATTAATGGTTGATATGTTAGTTATACCAACACCTAAATCTGATAACAATAGGAATGAAGATATATCCTGAGCTTCGGCTCCATTAGTTACACGGTAATCAGCTACAATAGTCGAAAGGTTGTCAGGAACACGACCAAGTAGACCGTCGCCAAATATTATTTCATATTGATTATTTTGTGCTGCCTGCAGGAAAAATACGTTTGACTGTTCATTAAGGTTAAACGTGGTTTCGACTTTACTAAAATCCGTATTAGTTCCGCTCTCAACCGCGTATACATTTAAACTATCGATATCGATATTTGGGTTAGATAAAACGAACCTTTGTGATTCCTGTGTGTAATCCATTACAAAGGAATCTTGAATATAAAACCCTTCATGAATTTGTAGATTAATTTTATATGTGCTACTGCTTGATATGAAGTTTTGATTGAGTGATGTTGTAAACGTATAATTACCGTTAGAATTTTGACCGCTGAATAATGTCCCTTTAGGAATAGACACAGGCGAATGATTTGATACAAGCGTGAATTCAATTTCAGCAGTTGCAGATTTAGCTGAATTTGGAATATAATTTAATTCTTTAGCGTGTGATACAACAGAGTCTAGCTTTACAGCTGAATCAAGAAACATTTCCGAAGCGACCATATTTAAATAAAAGCTATTTAAATACGTGTTATATGACATGACGTCCAATAGGACATTTATATTAGAGCCGTTGAAATTATAATCTTTAAATACCGACTGTGAAGTTAGGTATTGTTGGAAATTAGATTTTAGTGTATCAAAGTCTAATGATGTTAGGGAAACCGAGGTATTGGACATCAACGTACTCTTTTAAGGAAAATGCTTA